GCGAGCGCGTGCGCTATCGCCAAACTTGACGTCTTTAGCTGCCATAGAGGTAACTCCTAGAATTCTTTAGTGATTTTGTTCAGAACCGGAATGCCGAATGGAAGCATCAATGGATGCGTTAACCCATCCGTCTTGCCAGGCCATACGAGACTCAGAACCAACACCTTTGTACGGGCAATTCTTAAGTTCCATGTCGCTGAAAAATGCTGCATATCCCTCGTCAAACTCTTTCATGATCTTCCCCTTTCTAGGCGTTGTGCTCATCTTCGAGCTGTTCTTCATGTTCTGGGTATTTGTCGGCCAGTTCTGCGAGCTTTTCGCAATAGATGCCAGAGCCGACTTCTTTCGGCGAGTAAGACATCATCAAATTGAACAGCTTGATGTACTCGGTCTTGAATTCTTCGTAGGTCATGGCTTGTTCCTTGTTGATGACTGTATTGTACGACAATACAAACAACAGTCAAGAAATATTTTTGCTATCACGCAACGCTTGACAATAGCGTGAGACTATGAAACAATGCTCTTCGACGGGCAGAGTTGCGCCCAGAGCCGGCCACGAGTCGGCTTTTTTGCGTTCACGGATTAGGAAATGGGACAGACGAGACAGAAAAAACCGCAGATCACGCGCAGCTACGAGCGCTATCTATCTGCGACTGGCGAAGATGTCGAAAGCGTATTGTGTGACAGCGACGGAGAGCGCGAGCTGGTCAGTATGTGCCAGTCTGGCGGACTGATCGGTATGGACCGCGCATATAGCCACTGTGATCATGGCACAAAGCATATGGTGTCGTATTGATTGCGCAATTGATGGCCGACCTATCGCCGTGGATTCTCGCGGGATTTTTCGGTCTAGTCGCGTGGTATATGCGGCAGGCAGCGAAACAGCACGAAAGCCTGACAACATCAATCGGAAATCTCGTAAAGGAGATGCGAGTCCTTGAGCGTAATTTGGATGAGCAGGTTCGCACCGTGTCTAGGCGATTCGAGCGATACGCAATGAGCACCAGCGAACGTCTCGCAGCTATCGAAACAAGATGCACAGTTGAGCATGGTAGTGCGCCGCACATCCAGCCGATGAAGCGACATTGGTCAGAAGATAGTAATGTGGCGACGGGGACTAAGTAAGTGGCAGCTCCGCGCAAGGATATTGATTGGGAGTCGGTAGAGCGCCATTTTCGCGCAGGAATACTGACGCTCAGGCAGATAGCCGATGATCACGGAACGTCGCACCAGACCGTATCAGCAAGAGCGAAGAAAGAAGGGTGGGAGCAAGACCTAACCGCCAGGATCAAAGCCAAAGCTGATGCGATGCTTACCAAAGCAGAGCTTACNAGCGAGCTTACCGCCGCAGAAGTGGTAAGCAACAAGCAAATTATTGATAGCGGTGCTCAGGCGATTGTAAATATCGTCGTCGGGCACAGGGTAACAATTCGTCGCAATCGCTCGCTGTCTGAAAAGCTAATGTCTGAGCTTGAGGCGCAATGCGATAGCCAGGACGAACTGGAACAACTATCAGAGATTCTGGCTTGCTCTGACGACTCCGCAACGGAGAAGCTTGCAGCGCTGTGCAGAAAGGTCGTCAGCCTGCCATCGAGAGTGGATAGCGCAAAGAAGCTAGCAGATACGGTGCGAATCCTCGTTGGTCTTGAGCGCGAAGCTTTTGGGATGGACAAAGAAGCGCCGGCAGAACAGCCGTTGAGCAAAGAGTCTCTTTCAACGCTGAAGAGGTTACGGGCAGAGCTTGATAACTATTGATCCTGTTGAGCGTGCCGCGCTAATTGCCGCGCTTGATCACGAGATAGCACGCAGAAAGCTTGAGGACTACAGGCCGTATCGCAAGCAGCGGATATTCCACAAACTAGGCAAGACGCATAGCGAGCGGCTATTCAGAGCTGGCAACCAGCTAGGCAAAACGATTGCCGGTGGCGCAGAGTGGGCGATGCACGCTACCGGGCGATACCCGGAATGGTGGGATGGCGCGACGTTCAGCAAACCTCCGCTGTTGTGGGCTGGATCGGTCACAGGCGAATCGACCAGGGATAACCCGCAACGGATATTACTCGGCAAGCCTGCTGTAGAAAAAGAATGGGGCACAGGCTTTTTGCCGAAAGACACGATTACCGGCAGGGATCGCGCTATGGGCGTGCCAAACCTGCTTGATAACGTGCAAGTTCGATGGGGCGGCGGTGGTGACATTCAAGCAGGGATGGCCATCATCGCATTTAAGGCATACGAGAAAGGACGCGAGAAGTGGCAGGGGCCGACAGTAGATGGGGTCTGGTTCGATGAAGAGCCGCCGTCAGATATTTACTCTGAGGGATTGACCCGCACGAACAACGGCCAGAACGGGCAATTTGCAATCATTACATTTACGCCCTTGCTCGGCATGTCTGACGTGGTGATGCTGTTCGAGCATCCTGATACGGTGATGGCATGACTCGCGCAGTAGTCACAATGACGATTGACGACGCAGAGCACTACACGCCAGAGCAGCGTGCTGCGATTGTAGCTAGCTATCCAGCGCACGAGAGGGAAGCCAGGGCAAAAGGCATCCCAACGCTAGGAAGCGGGCGAATCTTCCCGATTGAGGAAGATGCGATAAAGGTCGAGCCGTTCAAGATTCCTACGCACTGGCCAAGGATTAACGGAATCGACTTTGGTTGGGATCACCCGTCAGCAGGCGTCCAAAACGCTTGGGATAGAGATAACGACTGTTGGTATGTGATCAAAGCCCACCGTGCGAGAGAGCAAACGCCGATCCTGTTCGCCCCTGCCGTTAAAGCTTGGGGTGAGTGGGTGCCTACAGCGTGGCCGCATGATGGATTGCAGCACGACAAAGGTAGCGGCGAGCAGATCGCAATGCAGTACGCAAAAGCCGGCTTGAAGATGCTGAAGAACCGATCTACGCACGAACCAGCGCCAGGGCAGCCAGAAGGAAGCGGCGGGAATAGTGTTGAAGCTGGTTTGTTGGACATGCTGGATCGGATGCAAACCGGAAGGTTTAAGGTCTTCTCGAATCTTGGCGAGTGGTTTCAAGAGTTTCGGATGTATCACCGCAAAGATGGAAAAGTAGTCAAGGAGCGGGAAGATTTGATGAGCGCGACAAGGTACGGCTTGATGATGAAGCGTAAGGCCATTGTGCAACCCGTACAAGAAAGAAGCGTTATGCCGAAATGGCAGGCGCTTGATGCTGAAGTAGGGATTTGATGCAAACCGAAAACGATCAAGACCTACCAGAACCAGGTCGCGGGGCGCTGCTCGTCTCGCTGCTGGCGAAGCGCAAGGAGGCCCAAACAGGCCGCGCAGGGTCTGGGATCGAGCAGGAATGGGTCGAGGACGAGGAATACTATCAGGGTATAGACGACGCCAATCGTGCCTATGCTGCCACTAGCCGTAGTTATATGCGCCAGTGGGCCAATGGTGACGCGACAAGGAAGAAAGAACCGAATCGCTCGGTAGTATTCCTGAACATCACGGCGCCGTATGTCGATGCGTCAAGCGCTCGTGTCGCTGATATCCTCCTTCCAACGGATGATAGGTCGTGGGAACTGAAGCCGACGCCGGTTACGTCGCAGATGCGCCAAGCATTTCAGATGCAGGGCGCCGACGAAGCGGCAATCGAGCAAATGGTAGAGGAAGCCAAAGCTGCCGCGCTCGAAATGCAGTCAGAGATTGATGATTGTTTGGTCGAGTCGAACTGGCATGGCGAAGTCCGCCAGGTGATCGAGGATGCAGCAAGGACCGGCAGCGGAGTGCTCAAGGGGCCGTATCCGAAGAAAAAGACGGTCAAAATGTACCGACAGGGCATATCCGGTATGCGTGAAATGGTCACGGCTACCGACATTTCACCGGCGACGAAGAGAATCGACCATTGGAATTTCTGGCCTGATGCTTCATGCGGCGAGAATCTACAGAACGGAAGCTATACATGGGAGCGAGAGTACGCCTCAGCTCGGCAAGTCCGTGACATGGTTGATATGCCAGGTTATGACCGGGCAGCAATCATCGCAGCGCTGAAGGAAGGGCCAAGCAAGACCGCAACAGGCGAGTTGTCCGGGAATTACCAGAAGCACGATGACCAGTTCGAGTTGTGGATTTTTCACGGCACCGTCGATGCTGACGACCTCGCCAAAGCAGGGGTAGAGGCAGAGGACGAGACGCCGCAAGCATCGGCAATGGCTGTGATCCTNAATGATCGACTGATCAAGGTCGCGCTGAACGTGCTTGAGGGTGGGGAATTCCCTTACGACATCCTCGCTTGGCAACGCCGACCGGGTATGCCGTGGGGAACCGGAGTAGGCCGCAAGATTCGCACAGTCCAGAGAATCCTGAACGGTGGCGTCCGGGCAATGATGGACAACGCCGGTTTGAGTGCTGGCGTGCAGATCGTACTAGGCAATGGTGTAACGCCGGCTGATGGTGATTGCACCGTGTCCGGTCGCAAGCTGTGGCGAGCCGATCCAGATGTCGAGGACGTGCGCAAGGCGTTCTATGCGTTTGTTCCGCCGTCCGTGCAAGCGCAGTTGATGGCAATCGTTCAGTGGGCGATGCAAGTCGCTGAAGACGCCACCGGAATGCCAGCGATGTTGCAAGGGATTCGAGGCGACGCGCCCGAAACCCTTGGCGGTATGCAGATGCAGCAAAACAATTCATCTTCGACGCTGCGCAGGATTGCGAAGCGCATGGATGACTACGTCACCGAGCCGCATATCACCCGCTACTACGACTGGATGATGCAGCACTCAGAACGTGAAGACATTAAGGGCGACTATCAGATTGACGTGCGCGCATCTTCTGCTTTAGTGGAGAGGGATGCGCAGCAGCAGTTCATGCTTGGGCTAACGCAATTGGTTGCTGATCCACAGTACGACATTTCTCCAAAACGCCTTCTCAATGAGCTTCTGAAGGGCCAGCGCATTGACCCGAAGCGGGTTCAATACACCGCCGAAGAACGAGAAGAAATGGCGCAGAAGAGCAATCCTGTAGAGGATGCGAAGGCGGAACTGATCAAGGCGCAGACGGGAAAGACGAAAGCTGAAACAGCAACGAAAAACGTCGAGGGTATGTTTAGCGCTACGTCAGCAGGTAATCTTATTGCTCAGAACCCGGCAATTGCGCCGGTTGCTGACCAGATATGGCTCTCAGCTGGTGGCCAGGACGCTGATGCAGCCCCTGCTATTCCCGGAGTGGCACCAGGGACGCCGGTGGTAGAATTACCACAGAACACAAGCCCGAATTTCCCGCCGAATCCAGACATAGGCATAAATCAAGGGATCGAGAGTGCGGAAGTTTGAGCCTGACTTCACAAGCGACACATGGAAAGCCCTTGTCATTCGCTATGAGTCACGGCTTGAAGATCTACGCAGGAAGAACGACGGAGATTTGAACGAGATTCAAACGGCCAAGCTACGAGGCCGCATAAACGAAATACGAGAATTNCTGGCGCTTGCAAAAGCCCCGGAGCAGGTAGCGAACGAGGAATAAAGCCCCCTTCGCTGTTGTAAAGACGACCGCCCTAGTGGCGGTTTTTGTTTGGACGATCACATGACCACAGAAACGGAACAGGAACAGGAATACAGCGATAACGACTCGATGGAGGCCGGCTTTAACGCCGTCCGTGGTGGGTCTGGCAGTTCTTCCGACGACTATCAAGAGAAAGAGTCGCCCGAAGACAAGCAAGACGAACCGGAAGTCGAGGATGAGCAAGAGTCCGAACCTGAACCGGAAGTAGAAGAGCCTGTATTCGCAGGGCTGACCGAGAAAGAGCTTAAGTCGATTCTCGAACGTGCTACGCGGGTGGATTCTCTTGAGGAGCAGCTACGCAAAGCCAACGGGAAGATTGGGGAAATCAACGGAACGCTGAAAGAGCTACAGAGCAGAAAGCCGACGCAGCACGCGCCCGCCGAAAGCGATGACGCTGACCTCTCAGAGTTTGAGGCGACATTCCCCGAGTTTGGGCCTGCAGTTGATGCGAGAGCAAAAAAACTTGTCACCGAGCTACTTGCTGCAAATCAAGCACAAGGGCAAGTGTCCGATCCTGAAGCAATAAACAAGCAAGTTAATCTTGCTGTTATGGACATGACGCATGACGGATGGCAGGAAACTCAGGCTACCGATGACTTCAAACTGTGGATGGCTTCGCAGCCTGAAGCTGTGCAGNAGACGTACCAAACAACGTGGAGCGCAAAACAGTTGGGGGGCATTTTCACGGCATTCAAAAACCGTCAGCAAGCCACCAGCGCGCGAGCCGCGAAGAGTAAACAACGGCTGGAGAACGCGCTTACTCCTGATAGCAGAACGCAGAAGGTAACGCACGCGATCACAGAACAAGATGCAATGCAAGCGGGATTCGACTCTGTTCGTAACCCGCGTTTTTACACGAGGTAATACAAAATGGCTTCATTCACTACTACCAGTCCAGCCGAGCGGATTGGCAAATTCAAGGGCGAGATTCTTGCTCACGCAGAGCCCGTCGAGGTTCTTGGCAAGGTCGGCGTGCAGAAGNACATCCCGAAGAACAACAGCCGAACCGTCTCGATGCGTCGCTATCGTCCTTATGGCGCGCTGGCGACCAATNAAAACACCAAAAACCGTTGGGTGGTCGATTCGGCGGCGCACATCCTGTCGGAGGGTAATACGCCGACTGCTNACACGCTTGTGCCTGATAACGTCGAAGTCGCCATTCAGCAGTACGGGTGCCTGTACCAGATCAGCGATGCGGCTGTTGATACTTATGAAGACGATATTCCCCCGGAACTGAAGAAGCAGACCGGAGAGCGCGTCGGCCTGATTCGTGAAATGGTCCGCTATGGCGTAGTAAAGGCCGGTACGAACGTGTTCTATTCGGGCGGTACGACTCGGCTGACCGTTGATGAGAAGATCACGCTGAACGTGCTGCGCAAGGCGTCTCGTACTCTCCAGGCGAACCATGCCAAACGTGTGACTGGCATTCTCGCCCCTTCGGTCAATATCGCCACGCAGCCGGTCGAAGCGGCTTATATCGTATTCGTTCATACCGATGCTGAGGGAGATGTCCGCGATTTGGCCGGCTTCAAGCACATTTCGGAATACGGCCAGCGCAAGGTGATCGACCAGAATGAAATCGGTTCGGTCGAGAACTTCCGGTTCATCACTTCGCCTGAACTCGCGCCTTACACCGACTCCGGCGCCGCTGTAGGTTCGACTGGTCTTTATACCTCCGGTACGCTGGTCGATGTCTATCCGTTCATCATCTGCGGTGAAGACGCATGGGGCCAGATCGCGCTTCGTGGCGATAACTCTACCGATCCGACCTACATCACTCCCGGCGAGAAGTCGAAGTCTGATCCTCTTGGCCAGCGCGGATTCGTCGGTGCCAAGTTCTGGTTTGCCTGCAAGGTTTTGAACGAGGGCTGGATGGCCGTCATCGAAGCCGGCGTGGACGACCTCGCCTAATCAACAAGGGGCGGCTAACTAGGTCGCCCCGTCTCAAAGGATATAGAAATGGCAGATAACACCGCAGGACAAACCGTCACGCGCAGTAATGATCAGGCGACTGGTCAGATTGCGCAAGGCAAAGTCGTATTCGATGCTACGGCGATCACAACCACTGACTACGTGCGCATCAATTGCGGATTTCAACCCCGCTACATTCAGTGGGTCAATCTCACTGACCGCATTGCAGTGGAGTGGATGGAGGGCTTTGGTTCCGCCGAATGCTTGAAGACTGCTGCCGCTGGCACTCGCACGCTGGACACGACCGCTGCCGCAGTGGTTGTCGACAAGCTCGGCTTCCGCATCCTGCAGAACGCAACGCTTGCCGCCGTCCTCGCCAGCAAGACCTGCTACTGGCGCGCAATCGGCTAAACGGTCTCAACGACAAACAAAAGGCTCCTTCGGGGGCCTTTTTTCATTCTGAGGTAACTAATGGCATATACCAATGTCCGCCGTGGCGGGAAACCGATGGAAGCGGCAGAGCAGTACCTTGGCGCTGATAAAACGATCAGTATCGACGACATCGGATCTGGTTCCGGGGATATTGAAGTCGTTGATAAGGTTCTGACCAGCGACAAGATCGAAACTGAAAAATTCATGGCCGAGAAAATCACTGTCATGGTTCATGAGTCGAACGACGATGCAGACGATGATTTCGTCCAGACATGGGTGAATGGTCGCGGGCAAATGTTCCTCCGTGGTGAAGCTCAGGAAGTCCGCCGCTGCTACGTCGCAGCCCTGGCACGGGCGAAGCGGACCACATACAAGCAAGACCTCGATGAACGTGCCGGCGAAGGCGCGTTTAACACCCTGAAGTCGCGTACTGCGCTGCGGTATCCATTCTCTGTCGTGCATGATCCGAATCCGAAGGGCGCGGCATGGTTACGTAGCGTGCTGGCGCAGAGAGTCTAATGACGCTTGACGACCTTATCGCGGAGTACCGAGAAGAGGCACACGACTCCGGCACTCCTCCGTTTGTCTCTGACGCGTGGCTCACGAAACGGGCGAATCAGGCAGAGCAGGAAGTTTGCAGAAGGTCCGGGCTTCTAATTGAGTCTGTGCATGCAATGTGCACTGTTGCGGTAACTGCTGGCAATCCTGTTGTCTCGCTGAACAGTAAGATTATCGACATCAAGAAGGCCAGGATGTCGCTTGACGCGGTTTTCTTGCTTCCAGCATCTGTGAATAACTTGTGCGCCACGTGGGAAGCGGACACAGGAACGCCGAGTCACTACATCACCGACTATCAATCAGGCGCTATCAGGCTGTATCCAGTTCCCGTTGTTGATGACGACCTGAAGCTAACTGTTACCAGGCTTCCGCTTGTTGGCATGTCAGCAGGTACGGATGAGCCGGAAATCCGCGCAGAATACCACGATGCGCTTGTGCAGTGGCTTCTTCACCGGGCTTACGCTAAACAAGATATTGACATCTTTGATCCGCACAAGTCGGCGCGGGCGCTCGCTGAGTTTGAGCGCGAATTCGGCACGAGAAGCAGCGCGAGAAATGAACATTGGATGCGTGCCAGGCATGTGCTTGACGCTGCGCCGATTGCATAGGATTAGACATGGCAAAAAAATCACTTAGTGCGGGGCAGTTAATCCCGACGAGTTCGACACCTCCGAGTAACGCTGGATTTTATCGAATTGACAAGAACACCATCGGCGTAGTAGGCAACTTGGTGCAAAAGAATGCTCAGACGAACGCTGAGAGCAATATAGCAAGTGGCGCCAACCTCGCAGCGGAGCTTGCTGCGCTCGGATTGCACTCTCCAGGATACGGAATCGGCGTTCCAAATACCCCAGGTTTCGGAGTAGGAATATGCCCGGAAACGCTACCAGCGGGAGTGTTTGGAATTAGCGGATACACTGACCCGGCAAGCGCGAACTATGGCAATTATCAGTCTTACGATGGGAGCGTGCTGTGCTGGATTCCGGCCTTCTACATGAAATGGGGAACGGGAACAAATGGTCTGGCAATCAATACCTGCTCAATCATAGGCACCACATACATATCTGGCGCTGACGCATTCGCGCAAGGTTATGCTTTGCACAGAGCATTTATAAACGGCGGACAGATAAAGTCTGGTTTCTTCATCGACAAATATGAATGTTCGAGAAGTGCAGCCGGGATCGCAGTATCCGTCAAGAACGGTGCGCCGCTTTCTTCAGCCGCCGCACACAATGGATTCTCCACTCTTAGCGGCAGTCCTGCCAACGCCTACTATGGAGCTATTGGAGCAGCAAGGACGCGCGGCTCCAAATATTTTCCAGCGCTCAGGTTCCACTACGACGCGCTTGCTAAGTTGCATTACGCGCACGCCTCGGCAGCAACTAGCACAGCATATTGCGCCTATTACGATCCAACTAATAACTTTCCAAAAGGCAATAACAATAACGCATTGAGTGATGCGCAGGACGCCGGGGTTATTTACACCACGGATGGATACTCAAACTGCGGCCTGACTGGCAGCGGAACTCCGTTTGCAAAAACAACCCACAACGGCCAGAGCTGTGGCGTTGCCGATCTAAATGGCAATCTGTGGGAAGTTTCGCTCGGGCTGACGAGCGACGGCACCAGCTATTACGTGCTTAAACCCTCAGTTGATGTTACTACATTAACAGACGGAAACACGCTGGCGACAGACGTATGGGGTGCTGCGGGAAGGGCTAACAACTACGATGTATTTGCATCGCCGTTCGGAGTTTTGGACGGGTCGGGTTTAACTAAGTTTTTTGGCAATGCTAATCAAGTTTTTAGTAGCGCACTGTCGGGCGATGGCTATACCACAAGGTGCCTGGGGATACCAATTGCGGGAGGGGTTGGTGGAACAAACGCTTTTGGCAATGATGCTTTTTACGACCTCCGCCCAAATGACATGTGTCCGCTCTCCGGCGGAGCCTGGACCAGCAGCTCAAATGCCGGGGTCTGGGCGTTGTCTCTCGGCAGTGCGCGGAGCAACTCGAACGATTATGTGGGGTTCCGTACGGTCTTGTATCTCTAATTGGAGTAAGATGACATGATTATAAAATACCAAAAGTTTATTACTCCCGGCCCGGATGGTGTAACCGTTACCGTATCTGACGAGGGGACCGAGCTTTGCACCATTGACGAATGGACATATTTCTGCCCTAAATCAGGCGCATTGCCAGCAGGCCAGGATTCGCGCATCCAATCATCTATCTCTGTCGTAACGCCTGATGCTGCGTTGAAGGATGAGATAAAAAAGGAAAGTCCCCATTGTGCGCTGATCAAGAATCGCCGACAGGAGGCCATTCTTTCTGCGGGGTATGACGAGAAAGATCAGCAAGCGTTCCTGCATTTTGGTGTTCGAGCGGCAATCGGGCCGGCTATAGGGATGCCATCTTTGTCTGGTGGACAGTCGGCTGCTCTTGCTGCCTATGCCGCAGTCTGCCTTGCTGCGGATACGGCGGCAGGGGATGCTTACGCGGCGCTTGGATTGTAAGCGTCCGATAGGATGGTCGAGTGTTTTTGAGGGCGTCAGATGAGTAAGCAGCGCACAGAGAGCCTTGGCCCGTGGCAGAAAGGCATCAATAACTCGTCTCGTGACTACGTTCTGCCAAAAGGCGCGTGCCTAGACTCTCTTAACGTCGATTTTACTGCAGAAGGCTATCCAAGATCACGGACTGGATACGGTGGAACTCAGGCTCGGACAAACGCGAGAGGCTTGGTCAATGTAGGTGGAAAGTCGTTCATCGCTGTCGGTGGGACACTTAGTCTAGTGACAAATCCATCTCCTCTTGCGCTGACGACGATACGCACCGGGTTATCTGTTCGCCCGATCAGCTACGCGGAGAGGGGCGGCGAAGTCTGGTGGTCTGATGGAGTTTCGTCGGGAAGGGTAAATTCTGACAACTCAAGCAGCCCTTGGTCAGTGCCTGCGCCTGCTGATATCACTCTGATTGCTTCTGGCGCCGGAACGCTCTCGCCTGGAACGTATCGAGTCGCTATCACTCACTCCATGTCCGATGGGGAGGAAAGCCACGCTTCGACGGTAGCGTCGTTTGTTCTTTCCGCTGCCGGTTCGATTGTCGTGACACTTCCAACGGCTACCGCAGGAACGACAAACTTCAACGTCTATTGCTCGATTGCTGACGGGTCGATCATGAACCTGTACAGCACGGTTTCTGCAGCGACGGGAAGTGTCAGCATCACCGCAAAGCCGCAATGGAAGCAGCTCGGAAACCTTGAATTCCTCCGTCCGCTTCCTGCTGGTGATGCTATCTGCTTCCACAACGGTAGATTGTGCTCCATGAAGGGCCGGGACGTTTTCTACTCCGATCCGTTCAATTATGGACTGTATCTTCCAGACGAGGGCTATATCGACCTTGGCTCAGATGGCTCGATCCTCGCTTCGGTAGAAACCGGCCTGTTCGTTGCTGCTGACAAGACGTGGTTCTACTCTGGTACGGACATGGCGTCTCTTGATCCGGTGGAAATATTACCATTCGGCGCAGCGTCTGGAACCGCATTCAAGCATCCGGCAGGGAATAACCTCGTTGGATGGTACTCAGACGAGGGTCTTGTTATCGGGGCGCAAGACGGAAGCGCAAAAATGATCCAGAGAGACAATGGATTCATTGCCCCGGTCGGTGAGTCTGGCTCTGTATGGGTCAAACGAAGAGACGGAATGACGCACGTAATCGTGAGTCTCGACTCGTCAGCGGATTACAACAAGGAAGTGTCTGAAGACTTCACGGTATCCAGAGTCCTCTATAACGATGACGCTACGACGATGAGCGTCAATCTCGACACAGGGGCAACGTCTCGGTACTCAGGATGGCATTTCAACTCATACGCACAGATTGGCGGTAATGACTACGGATGCGACTCCGTTGGCTTGAGCCTTTTGGAAGGCGATGACGATAACGGGACTCCTGTCGAGTCTCTAATTCACTGCGGCAGGGTAGGGTATGGGTCGATCCAGATAAAGGCGCCAGAGTGCGTTTATGTGGCTGGCAAGTCGTCGGATTTGTTCGCAGTTGATATAATCCTTCCTGACGCGACGACCTATGAGTATCTTGCTAGGAACTTCACAGATAAACCTGGCGTCGTTCGCATAGACGGAATGAAGGGATTGATGAACACAAGGCTTCCTTGGTTCTCAACGGTGGTAAGGAATTACAACGGCGGAGTGATTGAGGCGTCAGCCGTGCAGGTGGTTATAAACGAGTCGGACAGGCGGATATGAACAAAGCACTACTTAGAAGTGAGTTGAAGAGAGACGAGTCAGAACGATTCAAACCTTACAAGTGCTCCGCTGGAAAGACGACCATAGGCATTGGAAGGAATCTTGACGACGTTGGAATCTCTCCAGACGAGTCTGCTTATTTGTTCGCAAACGACGTTGCAAGAGCGGAGAAGGATGTTAGAAGGTTTTTCCTCGGCTTCGATGCGATGACGGACGCAAGACAGCGGGCGCTGGTAAATATGATGTTCAACCTCGGGGTGACGCGATTCTCAGAATTCAAGAAGATGATTCACGCTGTAAATGCCTGCGACTGGAACGAGGCGGCGAATCAAGCACTAGACTCCAAGTGGTCTAGACAAGTCGGAGAAAGGTCCGTGCGTATTGCATCATTGCTGCGACAAGGGGTGTAACCATGAACCAGATTCAAGCAATAGCGGGTCTTCTAAACCTATTCAACAAGGGGAAGGCTGTAGCAGACCCTGAAAAGTGGAAGTCTCGCCAAATCACGGCAACGATGCTTTCTGGTGTCGTTGTTGCTGCGTCAAGTCTTGCAAAAAGTCTTGGCGTCGATCTTCCTATTGACCCAGACACCGCAAACTCAATCGCCGTTACTGCTCTCGTAGTTGTCAATAGCGTTTTGACGATCACGACAAGCAAAACGGTGGGTATAGATCAGAAAAAGGCAATCTGATGAACGGACAGTGCCAGCTATGCGGCGCTCTTGACACCAGGGCACACGAAGAAAAAATCATGGTCGATGGTGAAATGGTTCCAGTCCGTTACGCAGCCTGTGATGAGTGCGGGGCAGAAGTGAATCCTTTGTCTTTCATGGTCGTCGATTTGAGTGCAAAGGCTGATTGATCGTCTCGTACCGCTTTTGGCAGAGACATCAAAGCCGGTTTATATGCTCACTCGCCAAAGCAATGGAGATGTCTTGATCATCTATGATCGAGTCGTCTGGCTGATCGTTTCAGAGCGCAATCCAAGAACGCCAAGATTTGATTTTTGCGTTACAGAGTGGCATGACAGAATGTGCAGGATTCCCGCAAATACTCACACTTTTTTGGACGAGTGGGCAATGAAGGTGTGGATCATCGGAAAGCTTAGGGGGTTGCGGTGATTTGGTATAATGATTTCTTTACTACCAAGGAGCTTAAAAATGCCGATGTTTCGTAAAAAACCAGTTGTGATTGAAGCACGTCAGTACGCCAATGACGACACCAGCTACGACACTCTTCATTGGGTGAATGATGGGCAATTGAAATGAGGCCGCGACTTGGCGACATGGGATTGCGACGAAATGATTATTCCGACTCTCGAAGGGGGTCATGTCGCATCTCCTGGCGATTGGATCATCAAAGGAATTGCTGGCGAATTTTACCCATGCAAGCCGGAAATCTTTGAAGCCACCTATGATCCTGCTGGTGTGTAGTTTCAAATATGAAGGGTGGGATGGTTGATCTGTTGTAGGAAGGCGCCCAATGACTTGGCCTTTTGGTGATGGTTCAGCCTTCCCGGTCCGCGATGGCTTCGATGTAGGTGGCGCACAAGAGCGCACAATGGGCTTCTCTGTCGGCGGGTTCAGCGGGCAAAGGGTAGCCGAAGAAGTCAATCCAGATGGCTCGATCACCATCCTGCGGACTCGGTTAGGCAATCCGATATTCGAGACGGAGAATCGCAGGACTGCAGCAGCAATCCTCCCCGATCCAGCCCCGCGTGGATTCGTCGCAAAAGCAACTGCAACCGCACTGCGATTCAATCCTTACACGCTGTCTGTCGTCAATAACCCGTACTACCCGGCAGGAAATCTCTACACCGTCCAGTCGTTCGCTACGACATGGAATGTGGACGGTTCAGATACGACGCACTGGCATGATGTAGTGATCTTCGATGGTTCTACCATCAAAGTTAATGCCAAGTCTATGCCCGATTTGCTGATCACTCCTGCGCTATCGTTCCCCGCAATCCCGTATGTAATCGCTGGAACGCCGAAGTACGGGGATTCCTCTCAGAACGCAACCGAGAAGCGCGTTTTTGCAGTCGGGCGGCATGAGGTTAAATCGTGGGGCGGCGGCGGCACGTCGTTCGTGTTGGAGCCGATCACGGCAAGAACCAACAACAAAGCCATGACCATCGGCCAGCGCATATCCGGCACTGACAAAGCAACAGTCAGTCAGTTCTACTTTACCGGCACGAGCTGGGATTCGCTGGCCGGTGGCTGGGGGCTGTCGTTCGCTGAGGTGACGATGTTGTTGGCGTCTCCGTATCTGACTTCGGTGGCGGGGTCTTCGACGGTCGATCAG